AGACCCTGATTATAACAAGACTGTTATTGACGGAACAGAAGAAGAAGGTACTGATATACACTCTGTTAACGCAAGAATAGCAGGACTAGCTAATAGAAAGCTAGCTAAAACATTTATATATGGTTTCTTATTCGGAGCAGGCGACCAGAAAACTGCTGGTGATTTAAGCATAAGCACAAGTGATGCTAAAGAATTAAAAGCTAAGTTCCTTAGAGGACTACCCGCACTAGGTAGCTTGAAAGATAAACTAGAAAATCAATTCGATCGTAGCGGAAACAAATTTATTATCGCTCAAGACGGTAGAAAGATACTAGTAAATAGTAAACACAAGGTACTTAATTACCTGTTGCAAGGTAACGAAGCAATTCTTACAAAGAACTGGATGGTGTTATCAGATAAGAGAATAAAAGAAGAAGAAATAGATTGCAAGCTATTAACCGTAATGCATGACGAACAAAACTTTGAATGTAATCCCCTACACGCAGAAAAACTAGCTATAATTCTGGAAGAGTCTGCTACACAAGCAGGCGAGCTACTGGGATTCAAATGTAGAATGGATGGTTCCAGTAAAATAGGAGAGAACTGGTTAGACATTCACTAGGAGACAACATGTTAGCGGAAGAAATAGCAAGACACTACAGAGGTGTATTGCAAGATGAAAGAATAGAACTAAATGTAAGAGAAGATAAAACAGTAGACCCTGGAAATTTATTTATAGCAGGGTGGTGTGACGGAGAAGATTTAGACTTCCCTATTGAGATATCTTTTGTAGTAAACAAAGAAAGAGATGAATTATTCTTCGATGATTTAGGACTCGCTGCATTACACAGAGAGTTTTGTTACACACTTAATCACGAGTTAGTTCACTTAGAACAGTTCATAGATAACTTTGAATACGATGAAGAAGAAGCTTATGAAAGAGAAAGCACCTTTGATTTGTTATCAGATCGAATTGTTTTATCACCATACACTTACAATATAAACAGGAGTTGAAATGAAGATAATGTATACAGACGAAGAGCTACCACAAGGTAGTGAAGAGTGGTTAAAGCTTAGAAAAGACTATGGTACTGCTAGTGAGGCTGCATCAGCCTGCGAGGTATCTCCATGGAGCCCTAAGAATAGATACGAACTGTATCAATTAAAGACAGGTGATTTAAAAGTTAAGATGAACTTTGCTATGCAACACGGTAATCACTACGAACAAGAAGCAAGAGAAGCATTTCAGAACGAATTTAATAAGTTATACGAGCCATGCTGTATAGCTAACGAGATAGAAGGTCTACCGTTAATGGCATCGCTAGACGGTAGAGAAGTATTATCAGGTAATTCTATACTAGAAATTAAATGTCCTCTAAAAGGTAATGAATCTCCACTATGGAACACTATGTTATTGGACGAAGACCTACCCATACAGTATCAATTACAAATGACTCAACAGATGCTATTAGCTGAAGTAAAAGTGTGCCACTTCTGGGTATACTGTGCACACAGCAAGCAAGGATTGTACAGAGAGTTTAAGCTAGGTAAACACCTGACTAAACAAGTACTAGAGGGTTGGAAAGAATACTTCAAAGGAATACCAGAGCCTGCTATTACAGATGTAGTAGTAGAAGACTCTGATGAATGGAATACCGCTGCTTATGAATATATAGAGGCAAAAGAAAGAGCAGACAAAGCAAACTACCTCCTTACGGGTGCTAAAGAAAAGCTAGTTGAATTAGCTGGTGGACAGTCTCGTAGAGGTAACGGAGCTCTTGTTAAGATAAACGACAAGGGAAAGGCTAGTGTCCGTAAGTGCTAGTCATTGGACAGGGATAGTTCCAGACCCTGAAATTAATATAGGTTTTGTTTATATGATAACGTGTTTAACTACAGGTAAGAAGTACATTGGTAGAAAAACATTTTGGAAGATGGCACCACCTAAGAAACGATCTCTAAGGAACCCTATTAGGGATAAAGGTTCTGACAAGTGGCGAGACGACTGCTGGTTAGAATCCGACTGGAAGAAGTACACAGGGTCATCTAAAAGTTTTAATGAACATATATCTGAACAAGGCAAGGATAACTTTGTGTTTTGTATTATGGAGCAATACAAGAGTAGCGCTTCCATACACTACGCTGAAGCTAGACTCCTCATGGATAAGCGAGCATTAGAATCAGATGAATACTATAACAAAAATATAGGTGCAGTTAAGTTTGTACCTCCACAAGAAGTTAGGAGAACTTTAATATGAAAACAAAAAGAGATACACTACCAAATGATTATCAAAACTTTATTGCTCTTAGCAGGTATGCAAGATGGTTACCTGAAAAGAATCGTAGAGAGACGTGGAAAGAAACAGTAGCACGTTACTTTGATTTCATGGAAGAACACTTAAAAGAAAATACTAATCACGAGCTAGACTCTGTAACTAGAAAGATACTAGAGGAAGCCGTATTCAATTTAGATGTAATGCCAAGCATGAGAGCACTAATGACAGCAGGTAAAGCCTTAAAGCTTAGTAATATAGCAGGCTATAACTGTGCGTACCTTAGTGTAGACCACCCTAAAGCTTTCGATGAATGTTTATACATTCTAATGAACGGTACAGGCGTAGGTTTCAGTGTAGAAGAAGAACAGGTAAAGAAATTACCTGAGATAGCTTCAGAGATAGTAGACGTAGATGACACGATCGTTGTCCAAGACAGTAAAGAAGGATGGCAATCAGGTTATAGAAAATTAATAAGATATTTATTTGATGGTGAGATACCTAAGTGGGATATGTCTAAGGTCAGAAAGAAAGGAGCAAGGCTTAATACCTTTGGTGGTAGAGCTAGTGGTCCAGAACCTTTAGCAGAACTATTTCAATTTACAGTAGGTATATTTAAGGATGCAGCAGGTCGTAATTTAAACTCGTATGAGTGTCACAGGTTAATGTGTAAGATAGCAGAGGTAGTAGTTGTAGGTGGTGTACGTAGGTCAGCACTTATATCTTTATCTAACTTAAATGATGAGCGTATGAGACATGCTAAGTCAGGACAATGGTGGACAGACACCCCTGAAATGGCGTTAAGTAACAACAGCGTATGCTACACAGAGAAACCAGACATGGGTATCTTTATGAAAGAATGGTTAGCACTATACGACTCTAAGTCAGGTGAGCGTGGCATCTTTAATAGAGAAGCAGCCATAGCAACTGTAAAGAAAATAGGTAGACGAGACGTTAATCACGACTTCGGTTGTAACCCGTGTAGTGAAATTATATTAAGAGACGGACAGTTCTGTAATCTTACTGAAGTAGTAGTAAGAGGAAGCGACACGCAAAAAGATATTATGCGTAAGGTAAGACTGGCTTCTATACTAGGAACGTTTCAAGCATCTCTTACTAACCTAAAACGATTAAGAAAGAAATGGACTATTAATACTAAAGAAGAAGCGCTATTAGGTGTATCGCTTACAGGTATTATGGACAACTCTTTTATGAATGGAAGTAATACTGATAGAGGTTATCATGGTAAGAAAAGCTTACCAGACTTCTTAGCAGCTCTGCGTAAAGAGACTGTTAAAGTTAATAAAGATTGGTCAGAGTTATTAGGTATAAGCCAAGCAACTGCTACTACTGCTGTTAAACCTAGCGGTACAGTAAGTCAGTTAGTAGATTCAGCATCAGGCATACACCCTAGACACCATGACCATTATATCCGTAGAGTTAGAGCAGACTCTAAAGACCCTATCGCTCAACTCATGATCGATCAAGGCATACCTTGTGAAGATGATGTGATGAAGCCTGATAGTGTTAAGGTGTTCTCGTTCCCTATGAAGTCACCTGAAGGTGCTGTACTAAGGAATGACAGAACAGCTATAGAGCAGTTAGAACTCTGGTTAACATATCAGAGACATTACTGTGAACACAAACCAAGTATAACTGTAAGTGTAAAGGAGCACGAATGGATGCAGGTCGGTGCTTGGGTATACGAACACTTTGATGAAGTGTCAGGGGTAAGTTTCTTACCTCATTCCGACCACACTTATCAGCAAGCACCTTACGAGGATTGCACGAAGGAAGAGTACGAGGCATTAGAAAAAGTAATGCCGAAGAACTTAGACTGGACGTTGATAAGTCAATATGAGCTGGAAGATACTACAACAGGAAGCAAGACTTTAGCATGTACAGGAAATGTATGTGAAGTAGTGGACCTCACAGAAGAGGAGCTCGCTGTTTAATTATATAGGAGATATATATATGTTAGAAAAAA